TATACGACATTGACCGGGCGTGGGGGGCGAATAGATACGCGAACAAGAGCCTGTTGGGCGATGCTGTGAAAGATCTTCTCTTCGGGACGAAGGACCCCGACGCAGCACGGAGTTTCTATGACGCCTCAAGAATACCTGTGTTTGATCTACCTCCCCTCAAAGAGTTGTATCACGCGATACAGGGGGGCTACGTTCCCTCAGACGGCACCTTAGCCGGTAAGTTTTCTAGGGTGCGGGAGTTGGAGCGCAGTGGCGGGGCTCCCCCCGAGGCTATGACGTTTGTTATGTCCCGGTACCCTGAGGGCGCGAAGTTGCTAGTGGTCAATAGGGTCAACGCTATGAACGCGCCTAACCAACCGCCATCACTGCTCAGACACCGCAGACAGTTAGTCTATGGGACGCGGGACTGGAACAACGCGGAGGACTGGAGCAAAGACATGGACTGGGCGCATACGTCCCGCCTCACTCAGAAGGTGGTCATTGATCCGGACGCGCCGTACCTACCGCAAGTGGCTCGACTACGTACGGCCCCGGTGGCACTGGTAGAAGTTTCTGACCTGTTGCAGCAGGTCCCTGTGTCTTTCCGTGACCGACTGCTACCGGTCTACTCCCTAGAGGATGAGACCGAAATGCCCGGTTGGGGCTACCGCCATAATGAGGACAACATGTGTATCTACGGGTCCCCGTACTAGTTGACACGTTATGGTTGAGTCCGGTACGATCCACTACGTAACCTTCAACCCCGACAGCATTACCGTTCGTACAACAACATTCGGTAGTGACGAGCAGGGGTTGAAGGATTACACAAACATTAATGATTTACCTGTATGGATGCATCGCGCAGTGGCAACACTGTTCGCAGTTCCTGAATCGTCTCAGCACCGGGAGATTGAGGGTATAGGTAGACGGCTCAGCGCAGATGTGTTCTGTGTTTACGAGCCAGTAGATCTCTAGGCCAGCCTGATTTTTCAGGTGTGTGAGCGGGTCCGCCCCACCCGTTGGTCAGAACGGGGCACTTCACATTTGATACCAGTTCGGAGAGCAAGAAAAATGAACATAGACAGTCTAGTACTCAAGTCCCTCGTTAACGGTTTCTATACGATTCAGCGTAATCGCATTCAGATCGGTAACGCTGTCGTTGCTAACTTCAAGGACAAGATCGGGCAGGACCCCGGAACCAGTGAGGAAGAACTAGAGGTAGACGCGAAGCTGTTGCTGCAGAACCTGCGCCGTTCTTATACCCGCATAACGGATGGGGTAGCTCGCCTGACCCCACGCAATTTCAAACAGGACGGTCACATCTCGACGTTTTCGGAAATCGCCCTGATAGAAATGTATGACAGCCTGATGGAAGCGGAACAGGATGCGGAGAAGCGTATCCAACAGGCGGTCAAGGAGTTCCCAATATACAAGGTGTTCTTGGAAGACGTGAAAGGCTGCGGTCCGATGATGTCTGCTGTAGTTATTTCACAGTTCGACATCCATAAGGCCGAGTACCCGTCATCACTTCACGCTTACGCCGGTCTCGATGTTGTCAACGGTAAGGGTCGTTCACGTCAGAAAGAACATCTCGTTGACCAGACGTACACCGACAGGGACGGTAAGGAACAAATCAAGAAAGGAATCTCGTTCAACCCATTTGTCAAAACGAAGTTGATTGGGGTCTTGGGCTCATCGTTCATTAAGACCGGGGGTCCATACCGCGAGGTGTACGACAATTACAAGCATCGTTTGCAGCACATGCCTGCCCACGCAGAAAAAACTAAGGGGCATATCCACAACATGGCAGTGCGCTACATGGTCAAACGATTCTTGACCGATTTGTATAAGGCGTGGCGTGCACTGGAAGGACTGCCTGTCGCCCCAGAATACTCCGAGGCCAAGCTCGGGATTACACACAAGGTAGCGTGATGGTCAGGACCACCTAGTCACCCGAAAGAAAACAACGAGTCATGCAAAAAAAGACACTCAGGGCCATTTAACGAGTCAAAACGAGCGAGTCACCCAATGATTACAGAACGAATCAGAGACGAGAATACACACAAGGTAGCCTGAACGAGTCATATCACGTAAGTCACCCCAGATAATAAAACGAGTCAGAGGGGCAGAAGACACCCAGTGCATGAAAACGAGTCAGAGGGAAGGAAGACACCCAGTTTATGAGAACGAGTCAGAAGTTTGGAGACACTCAGCCCATAAAAACGAGTCAGGGGCGATAAGACACTCAATCCATACAAACGAGTCAGTGGTTCAGAGTCACCCGAAAGCAAACAACGAGTCACCAGACGATAAATAACTCAGACAACATAAACGAGTCATAGTTAGCTATTCACCCACTGAAGTTAAGCGAGTCCCGACTGTTTAGTCACCCAGACGAACAAAGCGAGTCATGAGAATTTAGTCACCCAATGAAATCAAGCGAGTCACACTGAGTAAGTCACCCAAAACCTTGGAACGACGAGTCACTGAAGGGTAGTCACCCACGACACGGAAACGAGTCAGTCGAAACAAGTCACCCACGGATAGCTAACGAGTCACTGTTCCAGAGTCACCCATATAAATCGAACGAGTCATTCCATCGCAGTCACCCAGTGATGTCGAACGAGTCATTCCATCGCAGTCACCCAGTTATGTCGAACGAGTCATATGAAGTTTAATCACTCGGAAGATCTAAACGAGTCATACGAGTAACCACTTAATGAACAAGAAACCTAAAAAATGCGTTTGTGGTCGATTCATTCACTACAAAGCACGATTCTGCAAAGCCTGCAGAACCAAGTTCGGAGGGGACGACATACAAATGTACAAAGCCTCCAAAACACAACCATGGCTTTCAAAGGCATGGAAATAGGCAGGTAAGCGACCTAATAACACGTTATTAGTCATGGGGAAGCGACACACTCAAAAACAATAAACGAGCCGAAGCAAGAAACACCCTCATCTGGCTTTAGCGAGTCATCATCAAAGATTCACCCGCGATGAATGAACGAGTCATGGCATTGGAGTCACCCGAAAGAGAACAAACGAGTCAAAAAGATTTAGTCCCCCAAACCGCTGCAACGAGTCATTACGACCAATCCACCCAGAAAACGCTAACGAGTCAGAGGTGCTGAGTCACCCACGGTATTCCTAACGAGTCAGAACTACACAAAAAATGTCACAGGAGTTGCCTATGACCCCAGAAGGCAAGGTTAAAAAGAAAGTTACCTCGATACTGAAACAGTTGGGAGCGTACTACTTCTACCCGGTCACCGGAGGATACGGTAAGAGCGGCGTACCCGATATTGTCGGGTGCTATGACGGTAGATTTTTCGGTATAGAGTGTAAGGCCGGTAAGAATAAACCTACTGCATTACAGGAGAAAAACTTAACCGACATCGCTGCCGCTGGTGGTATAGCAATAATAATCAATGAAGATAATATCGAAGAAGTTACCTATCACCTTACAGGTGAGGCAGTTCATCCGGGCCAATTGGATTTATTCAAAGGTCGTGGACAAAAGTAGCGCCGATTGGGAGGGAGTTATTTTGTGGGCGTACATAGCCCACAGTATGGCCCCGAAGTATTCACCCATGCGGTGGTTTTTTAAGGCATCCCTATGGTATGCCCGACACATGCGTAGACGCGCACAGATACGAGAGGAGAGAGACAATGACCAACAACGTTAACGGAGAGAGCAAGGCAGATCTCATACGTGCGTACATGGACGCTAACCCAGACGTTACGGTAGCGGAAGCTGCTAAGGCGCTGAAGGTCACCCGGAACTACATCTACGTGATTAAACGTCAACACAACGGGCACAAAAAACACTCTCGTAGGAAAACCTCCACTAAAAAAACAGCCCATGTTGATGCCTTTTATCGCACCCCGCCGGACCCAGCGGACAGTTACCAAGTCGATGGGGACCATTACACTGCACTAGCGGTGCGCCCGTGGGATGCAATGCAGTCGTGGATGACAGACGACCAATTCGTCGGGTACCTCAAGGGCAACGCTATCAAGTACATCGCGAGGATGGGTAAGAAAAACAGTTCTGATCTGCAGAAAGCGCAGCACTACATGCAGAAGCTCGCGGAGGTGCTTGCGAAGTAATGGACTTAATAACCCTAGATTTTGAAACGTACTACGACAAGGAGTATTCACTCAGTAAGTTAACGACTGAGGAGTACGTGCGTGATCCTAGATTTGAAGTCATCGGCATAGGAGTCAAGGTCAACAATGGACCGACCGAATGGGCATCGGGTACACATACTCAGCTTGAAAAATATTTCGCAGAGTTCGACTGGTCGAACGCTATGGTACTGGCCCATAACACTCTGTTTGATGGGGCTATACTCTCTTGGCGCTTTGGTATTAGTCCTAGGGTCTATACCGATACTCTGTGCATTGCCCGTGCTTTACATGGGGTGGAAGTTGGTGGAAGTCTCAGGGCGTTATCTGAGAGATATTGCATAGGCCAGAAGGGACTGGAGGTCAACGACGCGATAGGTAAACGTCGCAAGGACTTCACACCTGCCGAACTGGATAGATATGGGGACTACTGCGTCAACGACGTAGAGTTAACGTACAAGTTGTTCCACATATTCCTGCAGAAAGGGTTCCCTAAAAAAGAACTACGGCTAATCGACCTGACGCTGCGTATGTTCACGCACCCCGTAGTTGATCTGGATTTGCCCCTGCTGGAAGAGCATCTGCAACGCACCCGAGATAGCAAGGATGAGTTGCTATCCCGTGCGGATGTGTCTAAAGAAGATCTAATGAGTAACCAGAAGTTCGCTGGGCTTCTGGAGGGTCTGGGTGTCGAACCTCCGTTAAAGATCTCACCTGCAACGGGGAAGGAGACGTTTGCGTTCGCGAAATCCGATGATGGGTTCACCGCCCTTGCAGAACATGATAACCCCAAGGTCCAAGCACTAGTGTCCGCGAGGTTAGGTAATAAAAGTACCCTAGAAGAGACACGGACCCAGCGGTTCATCGACATAGCAAAGCGGGGCAAGCTACCGATACCCGTGCGGTACTACGCTGCACATACCGGACGGTGGGGTGGTGACGACAAGGTGAACATACAGAACCTACCGAGTCGTGGCCCTAACGGTAAACGTCTGAAGTACAGCATCGTCGCCCCCGAAGGGCACGTTATGATCGACGCCGATTCCTCTCAGATAGAGGCACGGGTGTTGGCATGGTTGGCGGGGCAGGAGGACCTTACAGAGGCATTCGCCCGTGGCGACGATGTGTACATCGCAATGGCCTCACGGATATACAACGTACCCGAAGATGAAGTCACCAAGGAGCAGCGGTTCGTCGGTAAGACAACTATCCTAGGTGCCGGATACGGCATGGGTGCGGTGCGGTTTCAGGACCAGCTAAAAACTTTTGGTACGACCGTCACCCTAGATGAAGCACGAAGAATTATAAATATCTACCGGGAAGCCAACTGGAAGATAAGTCAGTTCTGGCGTGACGCGCAACGGGCGTTGCAGGCTATGCACAACAACGAAAACTTCGCGTTGGCACCGAACGTACTGCAAGTGGATAGCGCCAACAGCGGGATCAAACTACCGAACCAACTACTGATACGGTACGATGATCTGCAAGCCGAGCCGAGTGAGCGAGGTGTGCAGTTCTCCTATAAAACTCGTAGGGGCCGCACCAAGATATACGGTGGCAAGGTGACGGAAAACATCTGTCAGGCGTTGGCGCGTTGCATAATCGGCGAGCAGATGTTGGAAGTGGCGAAACGGTACAAGGTCGTGCTTACAGTGCACGACTCTATCGTGTGCTGCGTGCCGGAAGATGAGATTGATGTCGCAACGAGTTACATCGAGACCGCTATGAATCGTTCCCCGGCATGGGCACTTGGACTGCCCATCACATGCGAATCGGGAATCGGAAAATCATATGGCGAAGCCGCAGACAACGCATAAGATTGCGCCGTGGTCGTACTCAAAAGCCAAGAGCTTTGAGACCTGCCCTAAGCAGTTCTACCATGAAAAAATACTACGGGAGTACCCATTCACTGAGACAGAGGCCATCCGTTACGGCAATCTGTTCCACACAGCGGCTGAAAAATTTATACGGGACGGTACGCCTATACCCGAGAAGTTCTCGTTTGCGATACCAGTTTTGGAGTCGTTGCGGGACAGGTATGGGGAGAAACATTGCGAACTAAAAATGGGGCTCACCGAAGATCTGGAGCCTTGTGGTTTCTTCGATAAAAATGTTTGGTTCCGTGGCGTCGTAGACCTGTTGATCGTGGCTGACGACAGGGCATGGGTGATCGACTACAAGACGGGGAAGAGCGCACGATACGCGGATGTAGGACAGCTAGAGCTTATGGCAATGGCTACGTTCAAACATTTCCCTACTGTC